TCAGGGAACGACCTTGCAGACCACCAGCACCGGACTACAGTGGGTGACAAACATCCCGCCGCACGGCCAGTTTGACAACAGCGCAGGCACGGCACAGACCATCAGCACCACCGCCACGGCAGATCAGCAGGTCAAGCTCTCCATTGCTTCCACCTACACGCTCGGGACCAACACTCCCACCGTTTCCTCTAACGTGGTCACGATCAACCGTGCAGGGCTGTACAAGATCACCCTTCGCACCGGCTTGCAGGCAACGTCGATCTCGGGCAACGCCCTCGTCATGCCGGTCCTCGTCACCCCCGATACGACTGGCTCCACCACTGTCACTCACTACGGTTCTGCGTTCACGGCGAACTCGGCGGTGGACACGGTGGGGACGCTTGAGGTTGTGGTTCCGATCAACCCGTCCAACACGGCCAAGACGATCACCCCGTACATCTCGCTTACGACTATTACGTCAGGAACGAACAACGTCACGGTCCCGAAGTCCTCGGGCAAGAACTTTCTCACCGTCACCTACCTCGGTCCTCTCACTTAGGAGTAATCATGGCTATTTGTCCTTTCGCTCAGTGGCACGGTCCTGTCCCCAACATCGGTGGGAAGATGGGGCCGATCAAGCTTGGTGTGGTTCACATCATGCAGGGTTCCCTCGGTGGTTCCGATGGTTGGTTCCACAATCCCTCGGCTCAGGTGTCGGCGCACTTTGGCATCGGCAAGGACGGGACCATCTACCAGTGGGTTGACACTTCCGACATCGCATGGGCTGAGGCCAACTACAACGGGCAGGCCATCTCGGTCGAGCACGAGGGCTACGCTGGCGAGCGGCTGACGGACAAGCAGGCGTGGTCGCTTGCGTGCCTGATGAAGTGGGCGCGTGAGGCTCACGGCCTCCCGATCCGTCGCACCTTCGATCCCAACGGGACGGGGTGGTTGGGTCACGGTGAGCTTGGGAACGCAGGTGGTGGACATCAGGGTTGCCCTGGTCAGCCTGTTCTTGATCAGCTCCCCGGCATCATCTCCTTTCTGCATCATGGCAAGACTCCTGCTGGACCCGCTGCGCCCGCTACCCTCCCGGTTCTCTCGCAGGGTGCTACGGGCATGGCTGTCATCAAGTTGCAGCAGCACCTCGGTATTGCAGCAGATGGTGTGTTTGGTCCCGCCACCACCGCAAGCGTGAAGATGTTTCAGCAGACCCACAACCTCCTCTCAGATGGTGTTGTCGGTCCTGCTACATGGGCTGCGCTAGGCGTCTGATGAACTGGCCGTACCTGAACAACGTCCTTGGGGCGCTTGCCTCGGGGTTCATCGTCGCAGGTGCGCTCATTGGAGTGGTGGCAGGGATTGTCCGCACGATCCGTTGGTGGAAGAAGCGATGATCGGTCGCCCTGAGTCCCGCATCCATCAGTGGCAGACCCGTGCGCTTGAGCGGTTTGATGTCTGGTTCACCTCTCCCTCGTGCGTGTGGCAGACCCTCTTTGTTTGCGCCATTATTGTCATCGTGGAGGCCGTGCGCCCCGACCTTGATCCGCACTTCTTTGTCCTGCTCATGGTCCTCACGGTCTACTCCGCTATCACCCAGCCCGCCCTCGCTCAGTCCTCGGCAGCCACGGCAAAGAAGCTTGAGCTGATTATGGAGCGGCAGCAGGGGGTCATGGATTCCCTCGTCCTCTTGCAGCAGGAGCAGGTCGAGGAGTTGGAGGAGACCAGTGAGATCCTTGAGGACGTACAACAGATCCTTCGTCGCAACGAACCCTGATGTGGGGGGAGATCGCATGGCTCTCGGCCATTGGGTGCGTCGGGATGGCGATTCAGGATTCGGTGGGGACGTTCCTCGTCCGAGCAATCAACACCAACCGACCCAACCTGGCCGGGGCAATGGACGTGCTCGGGGACATCGCCAAGATCCTGATTCTCTCCATCTCCGCCAACGACCTGACGCACGGGTACGGATGGAAGGGCTACCTCGGGATTATTCCCATTCTCTGTACTGCCTTTGTCGTGACTCACCATTCAGTGAAGTTGGCGAGTGGGATGGAGGATTCTGAGGATGCCGCCGAGGACGACGACAGGGACGCAAGGATCAAGAAGCTCGAAGCGCAAGTTGCCGCCCTTACTCCCCAAGTGTGAGTCCTGTTTCTTCTACCCGCAGATTCCTACAGGTACGAAATGCTGGAAGTGTACAATTGAGAAGTGTTGCTCCCGAGTGGAGAAAGGTAAGTCATGTCCGACACATTGGGTGGACCCAAGCAAACTCCACAGCCGGGTGATCTGGTCCTAGCGCACAACAAGGGTGCCTTCGCTACCCTGATCCGGTTCGGCCAGTGGCTCCGTCCCTCGTGGCGGAAGTACAAGAAGTGGAACCACGCCGCAATGGTGGTCAATACCACATCTGGTATCAAGTGCGTGCAGATGGGACGGTTGGGTCAGACTTGTTGGATTGAAGATGTAGCACCTCGTGGATACACCGAGATCCGCCCCTGCCCTGCTAACGTGGATCGTGTTAGGGCCGTTGATTACGCCTTGCACCAAGTCGGAGTCAAGTACAGCGTTGCAACCATTCTTTCCATTGCACTCAACCTCATCACCCCATCGTGGCTGCGGTTTGATTTCCGTCGCCACGGCACCGCTCTCATCTGCTCCGCTCTCGTTGCACGGTCATGGGAGCACGGGGGCTGGGATGTCCCCGGTGACTACGACCCGTACCAGGTGACGCCTGCACAGCTCGCAATGTGGACTGAAACCTAACCCTTACCAAGGGGGAGCCATATGAAGGGTTACGCACCAACGACGCATGTGGTCATTCCTGACTGTCAGGTAAAGCCAGGTGTCCCCATCGACCATCTTCAATGGGCGGGTCAGTACATCGTGGACGAGTTCGCCCACAAGCCCAACGTCAAGATCATCTGTCTTGGCGACTTCGCTGACATGGAATCCCTCTCGCTCTACGACAAGGGCAAGAAGGAGATGGAAGGACGCCGCTATGCAGCCGACATCAAGGCAAGCAACTACGCATGGTCTGTACTCAATCAGCCCTTGGTGGAGTACAACCAAGTCCGCAAGCGGTACAAGGAGAAGCGTTGGAACCCTGAGCGTCACCTCACCCTCGGGAACCATGAGGACCGGATCGACCGTGCTGTCAGTTTGGATGCCAAACTGGAAGGCACTATCTCCCTAGACGATCTTGACTACGAGCGCAGCGGTTGGCAGGTCCACCCCTACCGCCACATCCTCTGGCTCGATGGGGTCGCCTACGCACACTTGTTCTACAACCAGATGAACGGTCGCCCGTATGGTGGGAACAACATGGAGACCAGGCTCAAGACCATCGGCCATTCCTTCACGATGGGTCACCAGCAGGTGCTGTTGCACGGTCTCCGATATGTTGCCGGCAGGCAGCAGAACGGTCTTGTGGCGGGTGCGTTCTACATGCACGACGAGGACTACCTCGGTCCGCAGCAAGCGTATTGGCGAGGGATCATCGTCAAGCACCAGGTTGAGGATGGCTCCTACGACATCATGTGCGTGTCAATGGACTACCTGTGCAGGCGTTATACAGGCAAGCGTCTGAGGGACTACACTCCTAAGTCCTACGCTCCTCAGTTCAAGGACTCAGATGTACCTCACAGTGACCTGCCCTCGATGCGCCGCTAGTTATCGCATCGCCCCCCTCGCACAGCTCCCGCAGCCCAGCAGGTTGATCTCCACGCTGGCCGACCTTCACCACGGTCATCAGTGTTCTTTCAAAGAAAGTATTGACGAGCGCCGGCTGCGTGTGTAGTGTCCCTTGTGTTGACCGAGAGGTCACGAAACCAAGGGAGAGACAGTGGAGATTTCACTGGATGAGTACGATGCCCTGTTGGGTATCGGTGAGGCGTCAGTCAGGCTCCTCACAGAACTGTCACTGGTGACCCGTATCCTTGAGGATGCGGTCCGAGAGTGGAGCGACATCAAGGACCGAGAGGCATCTCTCGGCATCTTCAAGGAGGAAGTCAATGTCTGACTGGATGCAGCCACGACAGCCCATGTTCACCCATCTGTTCCTTGAGGACATGATGCAGGCGAACGC